GTTCAGTATCTACGTAATAATCTTCATTTGCGGTTAGAGTTGTGTAACTATCTGCTATTGAGTCTCGTTCCGATAAGGCAGAAACAGCATTTAATGGAGATTCTGTAACAAAAATCTCCGAAGTGAGTGTGTCAGGAATATCAAAAAACTCTGTCTTTGCTGACGAGTAGAAATCTATGATAGAACTGCCACAATAGGTTTTAACAAGCTGGCTAATAGAAGTTACAAGGGTATCGATTTTAGCATCGTCCTTGTTGTGTTCTATTTTCATATAGTCTTTATAATTTTTAGTAGTAATTAAATTAGCCATTTTATTCCTTGTTATGGATAAACTCGGGAGGGCAATTACCCTCCCAAGTCACCCAGCATATTTCAACATATCCACTTGCGTGGTATAATTTGTTAAAAAACTTAAAGTTATCTTTAAGAAGCTTTATACATAAGTCCCCACTTAGAAGTAGCTCCATCAATTAAGTCTTGGAAGCCAATTCTTTGTGAAGCAACTAGTACTCTTCTTTGGTTAACCACTTCGTAGTCTGACTCTACAGTTACACCTCTTAATCTAGGTATGACGTAGTTTCTTGGATAGACTGCGACTGCGTGGAATTTACTAGTAGCAGCGGTTGCGAATTCATCACAAACTAGTACTCTTGAACCGAATACTTGCCCGATTTCTCCGCTTAGCTTAGAAGCCATATCGCCAACTAAGTTCACATCTTGGAACTCAGCATCTTCTAGCAGTTGGTAGTAACCTGTTTGAGATACAATGTAAATCACTTCAGATGGATCAACACCATATTTACCCATGTTCTTTCTAGCAGCAAGCAATTGTAGTGCTGTTAGAGAGTCAGAAGCAAATGCAGTTGTTGACTGAGTGAAGGCTGAATCATTTCTTGCTAAGTGTAGAAGTCCTTCATAAGAAGCTCCACTAGTACCGAAGGCGCCATCAGCGTCATCACCAGCTAGTATTGAGTTTTCTACTGCTCTTGCATGAGATCTTACCATTGATTCTCTAATTAAAGGTAGTACTGGAAGTATTGCATCTTCTTCAGTTTCATTACCTAAGTATGAAGTTGAAATTAGTTTCTTAGTTGAAAGAGTTCTTTCAGTCAAGTCAATACCACCGTAAGGAGATCCATAAGTATCACCTCTTTGTGCTAAGTTACCATGTGGGCTAGAGCCTGTAGCGGCTTGGTTAGAGGTAAACTCTGCGTAGCCACTATCTGGTAAGATAGGTAGTATTTGAGTTGCACTTGTCATAGTGATTTCTCTAAATAGAGGAGCCAAAACTAGAGCGTTTTGGATATCTCTTTCTATGTTAGTGCTGACTGTTTGCTCGAAATCTGCAGAAGATACTGCAACACCAGAGTGAGCGTTTTGTTTTTCAATTACGCTTTTACCATATCTAGTGTCTTCGATGCTTCTTGCTCCGACTGCTTTTGACAGTAACCATGCATCTTCGTAATCTTTAGCGAAAGCTTCAGTAACGTTGTTACTTTGTCTATCACCAAATATTCTTTTAGATTCACGGATTTTCATGATTTCTTCAGACTTCTCTTTCAGTTCTGCTTTCAAGCCATCAACTACTTCTTCAACATTGCTCATGTTTTCGTCAACACGTTTTTCTAGGTCAGAAACTAGTTCTTCTGCTCCAGACGTACCGGCTTCAACAATCGCTTTAACTTCAGCTTTTTTCTGTTCGAGTTCTGCTTCTTGTGTAGCTTGCTCTTCTGCGGCTTTCTCTGCTTCAGCTGCTTCAGCGGCTTTTTGTTCCGCTTGCTGCATTGCAATTTTCGCTGCTGTTTCACTTGCAACTTTCTTTGCGAACTCCTCAAGATTAAAGTTTTCTTTATTATCAGTTTCTTTTGACATTTTGTTTTCCTTTCTTGAAGACAGACTTTCGTCTGCGTCTTGAGACTCTTCAGTCTCGGTTATTTTGACAAATTGCTTTTTCCACTCATCATATTCTGATTGAGTATCAAAAGACTTTGCCACAGAGAAGGTGGCTGCTTGGTTAGCTGGTACGGATACCACGCTTATTTCAAACAACTCCGCATCAGAGATTTTTAATCCATCAGTTTCCTCGATATAATCTGCGTTTCGAACGCGGAAACCTACACTAAAAGCTCTTAGAATACCTTCTTTGACTAAATTTGTAACATCACCAGCACTTTTTGATATATTTGCGGTAAGTTTTAGTCCCCTATCGTCGGTCTCTAGACCTGTGGCTCGACCGATAGGTCTATTATAATCATGGTTAAAAAGTATGATTGGATTGTTCGAAAAATTATCCAGTCCTCCTTTTTCCCATGCTTCTTTATCTATAACATCTCCCGCCCTATCTGTATCATTAGTGCTGGCATATCCTTTGATATTTACGCTTCCATCTTCAGCTGCTTCAACTGATTTGAAAGTAGATGTTAAGTTAAAAATCTTTTGCATAATTATTCCTCTTTAGCCTTTGCTGCCTTAGGTGCTGCCTTTTTAGGTGCTGCCTTAGGAGCAGGTGTTGGCGCTGGAGCAGGGGATTGTGTCTTTTCCCATTGCTCAGGAAAGTTTATCTTTAACATAGATTGCATGCGTGACCAAGACCCGAACGGTCTTTTAGCGACCATATATCTCATAGGTCTGTCGTCTGCTGCTTTATATTCAGTAACAGATAAAACTTTACCTTTTTCAGCAAAATAATCAGCAAGTTCTTGTAATATAGCTTTTTTATTCGCCATCGTTTTCTTCCTCTTCTTCGGGTCTTCCGCCTTCCGACGGATTGGCCGCTGAGCCTGCTATGTTAGCAGGCACTCTTAAATCATCATGTCCTTCTAACGGCTCCATTCGTAAATGCTCTCTGGCTTCGTTTGGCGATATAATACCTGTATTTACTAAAGTACTATAGTACGCTGCTTGATCTTTTAGTTCAGGTTGCATAGCAGGAACCCCGCTCTTATCCTCAACTAAATCGAATCCAAAGAACCTTTCAAATGCAAAATTTACTTTCCTGACTATAGGTAGTACTGTTTCTAAATAGTACAATCTATGGTTAGGTCTAATATTTGCATTGTTCCCACTATCCAATAGCAATGGCGGTACGCCTATTGCTTGTAGTATAATTCGTTCATTTGCCTCAATAGCTGCTTGGAAGTCTAAATCCTTAAAGTTAACCTCCGTTAAGTTATCAATCTCTAGACCACCATCTAAAATGAGAGGTCGTCTCCCTCCTGTGCTCGGGTTGTAACGGGCTCTCCAAGCAGCTAACATTCGTTCTTTTATTTTCTCAGAAAGAGTGTTAGGGCTTTTTAGTACCAGTCCTGGTACTGCTCCATTTTTAAAGAAGTTATCTTGAAAGTTTCTCATAGAAATCATTAGTAACATGGTTCTATAAGCTGGTTTCAATCTAGGAACTCCTCTATAAATAGAGTTAAATGAATTCTCTTTGACGTGTATTATCTCTTCTGGGGCATAATCCACAACGCCGTCATAAGTATATTTTCTAACGTAAGTTTTATCGTCTGTTTCTATTTCTACGTTTTCTGCTGGTAAATGATAGAGTGCACTATTTGCACCATCATAATATATAAAGATATTCCCATCAATCAATAAA